GAGTGATCGTGAACTCAACCGTCTTGCCAGCCGTGGCGTTCACTGGAGCGGAGGTGGTGGAGTACAGCGACTCGCCCACATCGTTCACAGCGGTCACGATGTAAATGAGGCCCGTGAGTCTCTCGCCAGTCGTGGCGAACTTGCCGACGCCTGCGATGTTCACTGCGGGTTGTGTGATCGTTCCGCCACCAGCTCCACCGAATGCGAACGCTGCGGGAGCGCCTGCAATCAGAGTGCCGTTGGGTCCACCAGTTTTGACGAAGGTGGACAGCGCATTGTCGCGCCGGAAGTACACAATCTCACCCTGAACGCGCATTCCGTCGATGCTGTTGCCAACGATCATTCCCTGCGTGGAAGCCTGGGGAGCGATCAGGAAGCGAGCGGCTGGATCGAGGTTGTTCTCCAGCGTTTCCAGCACTTCAGGAGCCATATAGATCCTGCGGAGGATGGCGTTGCGCTTGGTGATTCCAACGGCCTGGGACTTGATGGCCGGAGGAAGAAGCGGTTGACCACGGAGGTCGATGAAGATGTCGCCGTTGCTGAAGTAGCCCGTTGCGCCCGTCGCCTTCGTAAGCTCGTCGATGAGCTGGAAGAAGCCCTTGAACTGGTTGGTGTCCAGGGTGCAGCGAGTGTCGGAACCGTAAAGCTCCGTGTTGAGGACGTACATGAGCAGACGCCGCACGGCCATGTCGTTGGCCGAAGCGATGTTGGGCTGACCCATTGCCCGGATGGTGTTCTGAAGCACCGTGAGGCCCTGGACGGCGGAAGTTTTGCCGTACAGTTTCAGGTTCACAACCTTTTTCGTGCCGCCGATGTTGGCGCTGGTTGGGAGGGAGTTCGCCGAGAATGACGCCTTGGCTTTGTGGTTGCCGTAGGTGTCAACAATGGTGAACTCGTGTGCGATCTGTCCAGCCTGAACGCGCGGCAGATCCTTCAGAAGGGACATCTGAGCCTTGTCCTTTTCCGAATACAGTTGGACGTAGGCTTCGTCTTCGAGCGATTCCTTCATGAATGGAGCAATTGATGCGCCTGTCGCGCTATCCACGGACAGGGCTTTTCGCACCAAGTCCATGATTTGCGACTCAGTAAAGTTATTCATACGATGGATCTCCTTTCAAGATTCCCGTTGTAAAAACCCTGTCCTCAACCCTTGAGAAAAGAGAGGTCGCCCGTGTGCTTGGCTTGCAGCCATTGTGCATGGGTGATCTTCCCTTCCAATCTTGCCTTCATCAGCGTGTCCATGTCAGCCTTCGATGCCGTCGGTCCTTGTGCTTTCTGCACGGTATCGGCGGTTTCGGAGGAGCCTGCTGGATTGATCATACCAGCAACCACGGGAAGTCCAGGCATCTTCTGAACGGCCTTCATCAGGTCAACATTCAGGGACACGGCCTTTTTGAGTTCCTTGTTCTCTTTCACGAGGAACACAAGGGCCTTTGCCATGGTTTCCTGGAGTTTGTCCTTGCGAGGATCGGCAAGGTCAGCAACGATGTTGCCGAAAATGGCCTGACCCTTCATCAAGAGGTTCATCGACTTGGCAAGGTTTTCCAACCTTCCGCCGATGTAGTTGACTGCTTCTCCAAGCTCACCCATGAACTCGGTAGCATCAACTTCCTCGTCCTCAGTGACGGCCTTTTTGACTTTGCCCTTCTTCTTGAAAAAGTCAGGCTTGTCATCCTCGTCGTCGTCATCCTCGTCGTCGTCATCGCATTCAGCGGCCTTCTTGACGTACTTTTTCACGTCAGGATATGCGCCACCGGATGCTTTGGGATGCTCAGCAGGGTCGCCGTCAGCCTCAATTTCTTCCTCGGTGTTGTTGGAAATTTCCTCGGCAGTGAGGTCGGACGGATTTTTTTCGCCCTTCTTCTTGCCCTTGGCCTTTTCCAGGTAGTCCCGCGCTGCATCGGTCACAGCCTTTGCCAACCCGTCGGCTTGATTTTCCGAGGTTGGCTCCTCAGCGATGGAGCTTTCCAGCTCCGAAGAGAGTTCATCAAAGCGATCCATAAGATCCTCCTACTTCCCGTATTTTTTACGGAGAAAGTTCCAAACATGCACTTCAGCTTCCAGGCGTCCCATGCTCTTGCGAACCATGAGCCGATCCCTCAGCTTCCGCGCCAACATACCAACCTCGTCGGTCGCGCCTTCAAGATCCTCCTTCATAACCGGCTTCGCGTCTGCGACGGACAACGCGCCCTTTTCAAGGCTGTCGTACCAGCGATCCGACGTTATGATCTCGGCTTTTCCAGCAAAACTCTTCGCCAACAGATCTACATTGGTGCCACCGTTGATCGGCTGGAACGTCAACGCGATATTGTAGATCGTCGCACTCTTCACGAACTTTCCGCACGCGCTCCGCTCGACGACTTTGCCCTCGACGGACTGCGCGAGGCCCTTCGTGTGCCCTGCTTTCTTGAGCGTGTTGTGCTGGCTGACGATTTGGTCGGTCGTGTAGTCCTTGCCGTTAAGCGACAATGCAACCAATCCGCCAAGTATTTCACCCTGACTCTTCCACACTGGATCGTCGAACCACGCCTTTTTGCCAACAGGTACTCCAACCATGGCGAAGGGAATGTGGTTCCAGTTGAACTCTCCGAACTGCATGAACGGAGCGAAATCGAGGCCCTTTTGAATCAATATCTCGCCTTCGATGTCCTTGTCCTGTGTGGAACAAATGCCCTGAAATGGATAAACAACAGCGCCGTTTTTGTCCTGCGCTTTGAGCAGGTTCATCTCGATGCCACCGAATGAGGCCCGGAAGGTGCCATCCGAACGCACCATGAAGCTGCTTGGGTTATGCTCAATGCTTATGTTCATGCTTAACCTCTCTTCTATCCATTTTCGCTGGTTATGAAGCAAATAAACAAGGGAACCACATGGGTTTGGTAGCAGGCGATGCGTCGATCAGGCAGCGCCCTTCTTCTTTTTGGACTTCAGGCGATCTTCCATGTCCTTGAGGTGGGTGTAGTAGTTCCCGAACTCTTCGAGGTGATCCTTGGCGATCTCCTTTCGGCGTTTCGGGCATTTCGTGTGCTCGGTTTCCACCTTCATGCCCATCTTGAGTTCCTTGGGGTCGAATGCGCTGTCAGGCTTCCCGTCGGCCTTGCCGCCTTTCAGGTATTCTTTGGCTTTGAATATCCAATCGTGAGCCTTTTTGATGTTCATGGCTGGGTTCATGGTCACACCCCTTCTCCGGTGGCTTGTTTCACTTTTTCCTTCCACTGTTCCTTGCTGATCTTCTTCGGCTTGAGGTGCTTGGCTATCACGAACCTCATTTGGTAGTTGAACTCAGGCAGCTTGAATGCCTTGCTGAGCTTCTCTGCCTTTTCCTTTTGCCATTCCTTCAGCCGCTTTTTTTCCTCTTTGAGTTCATTGAAAACATTGTCAGCTCCACCAGTGCAGTAAAACCTGACAGGAACCTCGTAGTCATCTCCAAACACTTCCTTGATGATGTTGAGGCGATGGTTTCCTTCGCCGACATACACCCTACGATCCTTGCGATCTATCATGAGAATGAGAGGATCATCCTCACTCCAGCCGCCCGCTTTGATGCTTTGTTTGAGGCTTTCCCACTCCTCCTTGCCGTGCCGGTTCTTGCTCTCGTTCCAGTAGTATTCACGGTATGGCAACAAGTCCTTCGCCTTATATTTGGCGTGAGTCACCGCGTCTGCTGGTGTGGCTTTGTACTTCATCCAGTTGTCGATGACGTTTTTGATGGGTAGCGGGCTGTTCTTGTCGATGTTGTAATACTGTTTCCAGTAGTATTGCTTGGGATCTTTCGGATCAAATGCCCATGAGCCCTTGCTGCCGTCCTTGTCCTCTTTGACCTTTTTCCAGCCGTCCACCGTTTTTTCCCAGGTGCCACTTTTCCTGTGGCGGATCTCGCCATAAAAGGCCCGATAGCCGGACTTCACGATGAACGCTTTTTTGAAAACTTCGTTCCACCCTCCTCCATATCCAGAGACATGCTCAACATTGTGGACTGGCGAGTGGTTTGATTGTTTTTCGTGACCGACAAGGAACTCTTGTTCTTTCCTTACTGCTGCTGTGGCTTTTGAATTGTTTTTTCCAACCTTCATGGCGGGCATCGAATGAATGTCATTCTCGTGAACCCATGCCGAAACAACGGGGTTTGTTGTTTTTTCCAACGCTTCGCGACGTGCAAAATGTTTTGCTGTTTTGAGTGATGGCGTCCAAGATGTTCGTTCCTTCGAGGAATACTTGCCGTCCTTTATGTTGTCCTGGAACTCTCCTCCACCCATTCCTCGGTGCATCAGGAAGCTCCTCGTTCCATCCGCGTGCTTCTTCACATCGGTGAGCCCATGAAGTTTGTGTAACATCCTTTTCCGCTCGTCACCTTCAGCTCGCGGAATAGCTTGCCTCTTAGCTGGCATAAACCCTGAGCGCATCCAATGAAATGCCTCCTCACTTGGAGGCGCGGTGAGTTTCATCTTTTTCTGGAGTGAGCCCTTTATCAAAAAAGTCGACTTTTTGATCTTCTCAATCCCCACAACCAGCCAGGGCGAGCATTTGCAGTTGGGATGGACGGCACCCTTGAGGTGGTCAGGGATTGTGCCCGCAGTCCACACCCGAGGCTTGCTGGGGTGGCCGAAGGCGTGCAGACAGGCTTCACAGGCGTCACCCGTTTTGCGGATAACCCTGGCCTTCCTACCGTGTTTCTCAAGGATGGCGTCGATGGAGTCATGGGCCTTCACATCGGTCAGCTCGGTTCGGGCAACGGTGTACCAGTCTCGCTTGTCACGCTTCGTGGGAGTGTCAGCAACGCGCTTCAGGCGTTCGGCCAGCATCCCAGGGGTCCAGTGCTTCTTCTTGGCCTCCTGAACCAGGGCAGCGACCTTTTGCTTGCGGGCCTGCCCCATGTGCGTGATTTCATCGACTGGCATACCTTCTCCCGATGTTCAGGATTGACGGAATGGTGATCCGCGACTTAGTGATTCCAACATCATCGGACAATCCCCGGCTGGATGCACGGAAGATCGTCATCACAGATTTCGTGATGTCCTGGCTGCTGCGCTTTTCCATTTCAATGAATCCGAGCTTCTTCTTGGGCCGCGTATAGGCGACGTACTGAATGTTGCGCTCCTGCTGGAGGTCGTCGGGAGTCTTGGCCCACTTCCCAGGCATCAGGTGGTCATTGAGGATGAACACGTTGTCAGCTTCCAGGCCCTTTGCCTTGTGGACGCTGGAGAGCCGAACAACACCCTTGGTGTCCTCGTCAGCGAACAGATCCTCAATCTCTGCCGCGATCCCTTCAGGAGTCGTGGCCTTCGCGTTGTCCACGAACGTCATGATGGTGTCAAACTTGTCCTGGATGAACGACACGTCGGCATCGGGGTTCTTGCGCTGAGCGATGTTGACTTCCTTGGCTACCCAGGCTTCGAGCTTGTTGATCAGCTCGGGAACTGAACCGGCCTTCTGCTTCTTGATGATCTTGGCAAGGCCAGCTCCAATGTCGCGACCGAGCATCTTGCAAGGGATGCGGTCCTTGATCAGCTGGTATGTGAGCTGCACGAGGGGCGCGTTGGTGCGGCACAAGATCATGTCGTTCATTTTGAACATCTTGTTGTCGAACTTCAGGCCGTGGTGCTCGATCTCACCCTTGGGTGCCCAAGGTGCGGCCTCGATGTGCGGCACGAGGGGTTTCGCCATCTTCTCAATGATTTCCTTCGGGCATCGGTAACAGATCGACAACGGAAGTTTGGTGGCCTTGAATACGTCCTGGGCGTGTTTCATGCCGTGAACATCTGCGCCGGCAAAACCGTACATGGACTGGAAAGGATCGCCGACACCGATGAAACGCCCATCCTTCGCGAGCATCTTGGACACCAGGACGTGCTGGAGCGGGTTCAAGTCCTGGAGTTCGTCCACGAACAGGAACTTGTATTTCGGCATTTCGGTGTTGTACACCATGGGCATGTAAATCATGTCGGAGAAGTCAATCACATCCTTTTGCTGGATTGAATCGGTGAGCGCACTCCGGGCAAGCCTGATGACACTTCCCATTGTCTCGCCAGCAGGGGCCTGAATATCGAACCGCTGCATGAGGTCCGTCCAGTTTTGATCGTCGTCCTCCATGAGGGATTGGAGCTTCGGATTGTCCTTGAGAGCAGCCTTGGGAACGAGTCCGTGGAGCTTGGCCTTGTTCACAAGGTCGCTCACCACCAGTCTCATTTCCTTGTTGCCCCACCCTGGCAGATCTTCGTTCAGGATGTTCAGGATTTTGTTGTTTTCGACTGCGACTCTCGCACCCTTCATCGCGTTGCGCCAAGCAGCAAAGCCCTCGGCGTGCATCGTTTTGGCAGGCAGGCCGCGTGTCCCAAGCTCTCGCTCGATGTGCTTGTTGAAGGCCAGGAAGCGCGTGTTCAGCTTGTCGCCTGCACTCAGCAGGTCGAATGCGATCTCAATCGTCGTTGACTTGCCAGAACCAGCCACAGCGTCCACGATGCCGTTGCCCTTGCCAAACTTGATGAACTTGAACACGGCCATCTGATACTTGCTCGGCATACGCCCGTCGAGCTTCGGCAACAGCGTGAGGTCCACATCGGGCAGGGAATCGACCTCGATGGGGATGATACTCTGCGCGGTGTTTTCCGTGGTGATGGCCTGCGCGATGGTTTTCGGCGTCATTTCCTTCACGGTTGGCTCAGGATCTGGAGCGGGTGTTGGTTCTTCCTTTTTCAACAGCCCTGACGTTTCAAGCCGCTCAAGGGTTCCGTAAAACTCCTTCTCCTTCAATCCAGCCTCACCGTGCTTTTTGAGGAGCGCAATGTCCTCCTTGGTTGCTTCTTTCTTTCCCGAAACACTCGTGTCAACCAGTTTTGGCTTGTACGTTTTTTGCTGCATCGCCTGAATTTCTTCCCAGGTTTTGCCAACAATCAGCGGTTCCTTGCCTGCTTCCTTATCGAGCTTTTCGATTACTTCGTTCACCTTGGCGTTCTCCTTAGCTAGGTTTTTTTTTGAGGCGTGGAATTTCCAGTCAGCCTCATTCACACCTTCGCCGATCATCACGTCACCAGTTTTTTCGTGCTGTATGAGGTGCTGGTCGGGTCCGGCCTCGCCAAGATACTTGAACCCTTTTGGAATGACAACATCGAGCAGTGGTTCCTTTTCCTTCTGCGGTAAGGGTTTCCCGACTGTTCCTGGGAGTGGACTCTTCGTTTTGTCGAAGTAGGCCATGTTGAGTGTGTAGCCTGTCGACGTTCCGTCGTCGTCCGTTGAAACGGTGCCGAGCCTCGATGACATGGCTGGCTTTCCATCAACAGAAACCTGGACTTCGCCCTTGGTGTGCAGGTGCGTCAGCTTGAGCCCTGTTTCGTTCTCGAACTTCACAATCCCGTCCCAAAACTGATCGTGCGACACGGCCTTGAAGTCATTGAGCAGGAGCTTGTTGCGGATCTCTTCCAGGTGAACTTCGTGCTGGTCAGCCTCGGACTTCATTTGCTTTTCGTACAGTTGCTCACCCTTCTTCGGTGTGATCTCGTTGATGCGCGTGTCCACTTCCTCGGCCACATACTCCTGGCCGGACGCGCCGATGTAGTTGTTCTCCTTGATCGACTTGAGCTGCGCCAATGTCATGTTGACGCTGGGCGACACAGCACCCTTGCCCTTGGGTGCCTTCTTCGACTCCTTCGGGGCCTTCAGTGTGGGCGTGTCGTCCTTGATGCCTCGTTCGGCTGGTTTGTTGACCTGTTTCCACTCGCCAGGGCCAACCTTCTCGTACCAACCATCCTTCCACTCATGGATCTCGCCAATGGCAGCGCCAGGGTGAGCATCATCCACGCTTGGCGTCTTGGGTGCTGGCGCGGGTGCAGGCGCGGCCTTGGGCTTGGGGGTGATGTCCTTGCCGGTCCTTGCAAGGAACTTGACAGCTTCCATGATTTCTTTGTGTGAAAGCATTTGGTGCTGTGCAACACCTTTGACGGGTGGATTGACCCTTTCAATCCCGATCAGCACCTCGTCAACGTACATCCTTTTGATCTTTGTCTCGACGTACTTCGTTTTCCCTCGCGACACATAGCGAAGGCGATGGGGTTCGTCCTCAAATGAGATCCTCTTCGGATCGACACCCATGGCAATCGTGTCGTTCACAACCTTGTCCAGCGCGGCCTTGTTTTTCCCCCAAAAGTTGTCGAATGCCAGCCCTTCTGCGTCGAGTGGCTTCAGATCGACCTTCGGTTCCGGCTTCGGTGCGGGTTTCGGTGCCTGCTTTTTTTGAATTTCATCGTCAACGGCCTGGAGCGCCTGTTCAGCTTTCTTCTTCATGAAGTCAGCGAACCCACCCGAGGTTGCGCCCATGCCTGCCTGTTGGAAATACTCATTCACCACCGATTGAAACATCTTCACGTCGTTGGCTATATGGTTCACATAACTATTGACGAACGGCGGGGCCTTGAACGCGGCATAAGCCAATCCAGCGCCTATTTCACGCAGAGCGTTGTCGGTTGAGCTGGTGAGCTGTTGAATGGCGTCCTTGATCTTCTCCTTGTTGTGTCCTGGGCTCCACTGAGGTTTTTCCTCCTTGGGTGGTTCCACGGGCGCAGGCGCGGGAAGATCGCTCAGGAGCTTCGGATTGACGAAGTATCTGCCGTCACTGGAGCGCACTGTCCCGGCTTTCCCATGCTTCGCAACCCCAAGGACGACGCCTCCTTCTCTCGTCAAGATCTCATAGTCACCCTTGCCGGTGTCAGTGGAAAATGCCGAAATGCCGTGCCTGTCGTAAAACTTTCCAATGACATTGTAGAAGTTTTTGGAGCCAAGGACTTCCTTGAAGTTTCCGGGATGAACAGTGTAGTCCTTATCGATCTTGGCAAGATTGTCATCCACAACAGGTGCGGGCGCAGGCTTGACCACCTTCTGACCTGACTGCGACTCGGCCTGCTTTTGGATGAAGTCCCTCACGCCAAACACGCTGGCCTTTTGGCCTGGCAATTTTGCGATCTGAACGTATGTTCCAATGAGAGGGATGAAGTCCTTCGGGTTTTTCACGAACAGATCAATCAGGAAATTCCTTGCCTGATCTGTTCCATTCTTCATCACCCAATTGAGCCCATCAGCCACCGTTCCCCATATCGGATCTTCAACGGCGGAACGATTGTACATTTGCCCGACAGTCTGTTGCAGGAGCCTTTTTGCTTCCCACCTTTTGCTTTCAACGTCGTCCTGGACGGGCGCAGGCGCTGGCTTGAAGATCTCCTTCTTCGCTTCCGTGACCGCGTGAGGGATGGCCTGCGGAGTGACGTGCTGTGCGACGTGTTGCTTTGGATTCTGGCTGGCTGCCTCGCCTTTGGGGTACACGCGAATGAAGCCGATATGTCCTTTATCCGTCTTGAGTGCGCCACTGTTTCCTGACGGAACCTCCTGCGCGATGTCGTAGTGTTCCCTGGCGGTGGTTATCAACCCAAACAACTCTTCGTCACTGACCTTCCTTCCAACCAGCTTTTCAACTTCCTTTTTGACCTTGTTGATCGGGACGATGTAAGTCGGATTCTCTTTCCTGATGTTGTCGTTGGCCTGCTTGAGTATTTGAGGAGGAATGGATGCAGGAGCTGGAGGTGTGACCTTCTCCGGCTCCTTGATCCCCCTCGATGCTGGCACAACCGGAGCGGGAGCTTTTGGCTGTGCCAACACGGGTGGCTTGGCAGTCTCACGCATCCTTGCAGCGACTGCTTCGACCACTTCCTTGTGCATGGCGTCAGGTTTGCCACCATGCGTTTTTGCCCATTCTTTCCAAAACTTTTTGTTGTCGCCCGTGTGAAACAGTGAGTGAATATCCTCAAGGATGTCCTCCTTGATGTCATTCTTGTCCTCGTCGCTCGTTTCATCCCAGCCGTCGATCTCCATCGCGTTCAAGTGGTCATCGAGGACTTTGGCTGGGTCAATCTCAGGGACAACGTGCGGCCCTTGCTTGAGTGCGGCGTGCTCATGCGGCAAGCGTTTCCACTCGCCACCGCTTTTTTGATACCAGCCGTCTGTGCGCCGGACAATGGTTCCCTCCGGCAGTTCCTTGGCCTTGAAAATGCCGAGCCCACGAGTTGAAGTCTTGCCGAAGGTGAATTTCATTGCCGCTTCCTTATGTGTAGTGAGTGACCAAGGCTTGTGCCACCTTGTCGTGTGCCTTGTCGCCAAAACTCACGCCACTGTTATCTTCGTATGTGAAGATCTTTCCATCCTTGAACGTAATGTGGGAACTTCCCCCGCCTCCGCCCTTCCTGACAAACGAAATGCGGTCATTCTTTTCGTTGTACTCACCACCATTCAACATCGAAGCTAGATCCCTTTTGTGAGCCGTCGGCAATCGTAGCCTTTTCGATATTCTGCTGTGAAGGATCATGAGTTTCCCGTGGTCGGGGTTCAAGTCGAGCCGAGTGTCCGATGGCGCTGGCTGTGACGAGTTTTTCTTCTCCACGGCAATGTCGTGGTCCTGGCTTGATGATGCAAGGTGCGCTGACAGTTTCGTGAACTCGTCCATTAGTTTCTTTCTGGCATCACCCGTCAAAAACTGCTGGTTTGAAAGCTGATCGTCGATCTGTTTCAAGCGGGTCAGTATTTGCTTTTTTCTCTGCACAGGATCTGACGATGCTCCCTTCAACTCAGGAGGTAGCTTCGGTTTCGCGACAGCGGCCTTCATGGGGATCTTCGGTTGCACCGTGATCTTCGGAGTGGCCTTCTTCGCCTTTTCCTCCTGGTAGCGAGCCTTCACGTCCTTATAGCGATCCTCACCGCGCTCGGTTGGCTTGGCACCCTGCTTCACAAGGCTCTTGATTTGGTCAAGGTGGCGGTCGAGGTGTTTGCACTTGTGGCCGTGGTACTTCCAGCCGTTGCATCCACACTGCCACTCTCCGCTTCCCTTGTGTTGCGACACAACGTAGTCCTTGCCGCTGTCGCCCTCGACGACAAATCGGTTGGTGTGCGTTTGGTTGTCGGGCAGCGGGTCGATCATTTTCTTGGGAACTTTGATCTTTGGCTGCACCTTGATCGTTTTGCGCGGGGGAACGAGCTTGCCGGGTTCGTCCTTCTTCGGCTGCACCTCGAACTTGGGTGCTGGCTTCCCCTCGGCCTCGGCCTTGTTCTTGAGTTTCGTACGCGACGCTGGAGTGGGAACGCCATGGGCCTGGATGATCATTTCATGGGCGAGCTGGACGACTGAACGGTGACTCTTGCCGGGTGCGCCCCCGTGCTGCTTGCCCCATGCCTTCCAGTATTCGTTCCGGTCCTGGCCTCCGAGGTGGACTTTCTTGTGGAAGTCCTCAATGTCCTCGTGAACCTCGTTCATCGTGTCCTTGTCGATGTCCTTGGGACTGAGGTTGTGACGGTCCAGAGCCATGTTGAGGTGCTTTTGGGCCTCGACGCGGGTCCATTTGCCGCCCATTTGCTTTTCAAACTCTCCAGCACCCCACTTGCGCCGTTCGCCAATGTTTGCCGCCTTAGCCTTGAACAAGTTGACTAAAAACCTCATTTCCCTCTCCTTTGCTTCAAAACTTCAGCCGCTCGCTCGATAGCCGCCTTGTGGTCATCGTCGGGAGCACCGCCATGCGTCTTCGCCCATGCCTTCCAGTATGCCTTCGCATCCTTCCCGCCTTCCATGTGTGCGGAATAGGTTTTCAGATCCGTGTCCATCTCGCCGAGTGTTTCGTCATCCACATCAGCAAGATCGTAGCCCTGGTCACTGATCGCCTGCTTGAGCGCATCCATCGCGCTCGACTTCGACTCCAGCTTCTTCTCCTTCAGGCCACGCTCAGTGCGACCCATTGTGTCGTGGGCCTGTGCCTTTGGCTTTTCCTTGGCTGGTTGTTCTGAAGGCGTCCCGTCAGCCTCCTCGGGTGGCAGGCGCTTGTCGTGCTTGTGCTCGACATAGGCGTGTGGCGAGTCCTTCATCTTGTTCTTCATCGAATGGGCGAACGCCTTGAACGCCTCCTTGTCCTTGGCGAGGTGCGTGAGGTGCGCGTCCCTCTTCCCCTTGCCGGCCTGCCGCAGGTGCCTCCGGGCCGTTTTCCAGTGCTTGGTGGCAAGCCCCTTATTCTCGTTGGCGAGGTGATGGGCCGCGTACTTGAGGTGGTGCTCAGCGGCCTCGTTGTTTTCGTCAGGAGTCAGATCCTTGGGCTCGTCCTTCTTGATGGGTACTTGATTGGATGGCTTGGAGGTGTCCTTAGCTGGTTGTTTTGACTCCGCTTTTTCGCCTCCGGAGGGAGTTTTGTTCTTGATTTCCGCAGGCTTATCGCCCTTGCCTGGTTCGGGCCCGGACTTAACACCTTGTTTTTGTTCACTTCGGTTCGATGCAAGGTTCGATGCTGTCTGCCGACCGGACTTCACGGGTTCAGTCGGTTGCTCGTCCTCCAAGGTTTCGTACTGGAAGCCGGTTGCTTTCTTGGATCCGGCGATGGCGCCAGGAGCTGCCACGTCGTACTTTTTGTCGCCGTACACCTCCCGGACCTTTTTGTTCTCTTCCTTTTGGTAGTCCAGCACGGCCTGGGCAACCTGCTCATACTGCCCGAGCTGCTCGGCACTCCGGTTTGCCCGGATGTTGTCGATGTTCATCTTGAAGGCCATGAAACCGGGAACGGCGTCGTAGCCCGAAACCACTTTCATGTTGGAGTTGTGTCTGCTCATCAACCGGGCATATTTGGTCACGTCCATGGTGCCGTCGCTGATGCCCACATGGATCTTCACAGGCCGGTTCTGCCCAAACCTCCACACTCGCCCGTAGGACTGCTCCACGTCGCCCGGAGTCCAGCCGAGGTCATATCGGTACAGGGCATTGGCGGCCTGCATGTTCACGCCCTCTTTGATGGCCTCGTCGCAGGCGATGAAGATCTTCGGGCCTTTGTCGTGCTGAAGGAACGGTTCAAGCCCTTCCTTGTTGGAGCCGTCGAAGTAAACGGCGTCCTTCTTGAGGTCGGGCGGCAGGTTGTCGAACACATGTCGGGCGCTGTTGATGCGCTTCGTGAACAGGATGAACTTGCCGTTCTTGGGATCCTTGAAGTGTTCCCTCATCTTTGCGTAGGCGTCCTCGGCCTTGGCTGACACCTCGCCGCTGAGGTTCAGGATGGATTGGAGCGTCTTGGGCCTGAACTTCCGCAGGAACGCCTGGGCTCGCTTCACGTCATGGGGGATGTTTTCCTCACCCTCCTCACCGTCATAGCCCTTCTTCCACGAATCCTCCTGGTAGGTGTAGTCCGCGCCAGCCTTGTCACACAGGGCCTTCGCCGCCTTCACCTTGTCTGCGAACTCGCTTGGATGATCCACGATGCCGGTGAGGGTGTTGATGGCGTCAATCACCTTGCCTGTGGGCGCGTCGTCATCATCGTCTTCATCCCCGCGCAGGCGTCGAAGCTCCTCGGCGATCTTGGGGTCGGTGTCGGCAAGGGCCTGGATCGCGTCGAAGGCGTCGTCCACGGCCATCTCATTGGCGATTGCGGCCTTTGGCTTGAGCTTCACGATGCTGGTTTTTTCGATGCGATCTTTGAGCTGGTGCATCCAGTTGGTGCGTCGGATGGAAATGAAGCCCTGCGAGAGCAAGTCCTCGCGGAGCTGCTTCACACCCTTGTCGGTCCAGTTGAATCCGTCCTTCGTCTTGCTGAACCCGTACTGACGGCTGAACTCGTCCACGTTTTGCGTTTTGCCTGGATACAGCCAGGAAAGCTGGCCCACAACGTCAGCAGGATCTCTTGAAATGAATGTTCCCGTCGCCAGCCGCTTGTAGGGCGCACCGCTGAAATACTGCATGGCCTTGTGACGGCCTGATGCGGCGTTCTTGATTTTGTGGGACTCGTCACATGCCACATAGTCGAAGTTGGCACCCGACATTCGCTGAGCCCGTTGGAACTGTTTTGTCGGATCTTCTGCCTCCTCGGGAGTAAGGCCGACGTTGTACGAAATGTTGTCGTAGCTGGTCATGAAAATGGTGTTTGGAGGTGCGTTCTTGATGTCCTCAACCATTTTTTCAATATCGCCGCCGTACTTTTCCTGAATGAGTTTGTTGTCGAACACGAACACATTCACGGTGCCATTGGTGTATTCCAGGATCTTCTTCGCGTTGGCGTGCAGCGTCATCCCCGTTGCGATGATGAGCGGGCGCTTCACCTTTCCCTGGTGCATGAGGTTGATGGCGTCGTAGGGCAGAAGGAGGCCCTTGCCACCGCCCATGTCCACATCGACGATGGCTGACTTCATCTTGTTGAGCTTTGCCAGCACCTCGGCCTGATGTGCGAACAGGGGAAACTTCGAGCTGATGTGAGGGATCTTTGGACAATCTTGGGGCCGCAGGTTCGATGCTGCGAGGTTTTCCTTTTCGGTTTTTATCCAATATGCCTTCGCTGCCTCGCCGTGTTCCAGGCCCATTTTCGCTTCGGCCTTCTCGTGGTAGTCGGCGTGCGGCGAACTCAGTATGGCCTTGTACAGCGCAGGATGATCTGCTTTTGATGTGAACTCCGCTGCTCCAGCCCTCTTCTTGATGGTTTTGAGCATCGGCTTGATTTCGTACTTTTCGATGGTTTTCCGAACGTCATTTCTCGATTCCCAAATGGGCTCACGGCCTTCAGCTTTGGCGTTGTCGTGTTCATTTTTGAGGTAGCCATCGAGCACCTCGTTGAGGTCATGGCTGTCTGACATCTCCAAACCTTCATGCTGAGCACGAAGTCCTGGGTTGTATTTCCAATGCCTCCAAACATGCGCCTCGTCGATTGGCGTTGTCTGGCCGAGGTAGTTGTGGATTGACTCCTCGTTCATTTCATCGGCTGGCGTGTGTTTGTAGGTCTTGAGCTTGTTGCCTTCGACAACGGTGGTGCTGTTGTCATCGGCTTGCACGGCAGTGTGACGGTACGCCGCAAGGTTTTTTTCCGCCTCTTTTCTGCTGTCACGGTACTGGTCAATCCAAATGATCTTGCCGTTCGGCAGTTTTCGATAGTGCGGTTTCACCAGCGATTTGCGAATCCAGTCAAACAGTCTTGCCATTGAAGTAGTCCTTGTTCACGCGGAGTTCGCCTTCCTTGCCAAGCACGAACATGCCCTGGTCAAGGCCCTCGTCGATTGCTTCTGAGGAGCTGAGTGTGGGTTTCCCTTTGCGGATCTTGTCCATGATGTAATAAAAAGCCTCATGTTCCTCGGCGCTGAATCCGCCCATGGCCTGTCTTAGCTGGTAGGGTGAAGTCACGGCGTCACCTCGATCATGAACTGCTCGCGCAGGTACGGCCACATGAGGATGGCTCCTGTGTTCGAGTCTGACACCTCGAAGCTCATCATGAAGTAGCCAACGTCAGCGGTGTCCTCTGGATCCCATTTGTGAATGATGACGCCATTTACTGCGTCCTTCACGCTGGTGATGCCGAACACCACATGCTCGGGCTGAGTGCGGCCACAACCGTACATCTTCGCCTTCACAGTCATGCCGGTGAGGTCGATTGGAGCTTCCTTCACGTTGGGTGGACAGGGAAAGCTCGGCTGTTCCCATGGGATTGGTCTGCCTGATTGAGTGAGCACCACCTCCAGCCACGGAGCGGTTGCACCCTTGCGGATTTGAAATGCTGCGATCATGACTGACTCCTCTGCACGAGCTTCACATCCAGCGCACATGGGCCTTTTTTGTTTTCCCCGAGTGCGAACTCAACGATGTCGTTCATCATGAGCGTCTTGAATCCGCCCTGCACGATGCTGTGATAATGAACGAACAAGTCAACGCCTTTATTCACAACTTTGTCCTCTGGCATGATGAATCCATACCCAAGGTTCGAGTTGAACCACAGCACCTTTCCCAAATACCGCTCGCTAGAACGGCGGTTTTCCAAATTCATCTGCCCCTCCTACATCGCCCCCAGGCTGGCCTCCTGGTTGGCCTTGCTGACCCATTTGCTGCTGCTGTGCCATTTGCTTCTGCTGAGCTTCCATTTGATTTTTGGCCTGGATAAACGGGTTGGCGACCACTTCGCCGCCTTGCTCCTTGGGCAATGGCTCCATGCCACACATCTTGCGTTGCTCGTTCACGGTGACGAAGGTGGCCTTGCTGGTTGCGAGGGTGACAATCTCCTGCTCGCTTCGCCCATAGTCCCACTCCATCACGAGGTCGGGATCGATCTGCCGAAGGATTGGGTCGAAAATGTGAGTCTTGAAATGGTTCAACGAGGTTTCAAGGCCCTGCTCCTGGGCCATGCTGATTTGCACTTCCTGATTGGCGGATTGGAGCGCACCCTTGTTGTCTCCCGCTCGTGGAGCTTCGTTGATCTCACTTGGGTGCATGGAAAAAATGGCACACGTCATGTTTGTTAGCTTCTGTATGTAGAAGTCAAACAACATATCCTTGTGGTTTTGCCTAAGCTGGTGAACCATGAGGTCGTCAGCCTCGGGCAGAGCGATCAGGGGAACCTTGAACATGCCCTCGATGCCGCTCATGTTGGCCTGGAGGATGTTGGTCAGGTCTGCGATGTGTTTGTCCTGGTAGTCGCCCTTCATCGCGAGGATCACTTCCGTCATGTTGCCGGTCTGGAAGTATCGAAGGTTGGCGCTCATAGCCATGATCTCAGCGAGGATGGCGAAGATCGCCTTTTCCGTGAGTGAGCGCGGATAGCCAGCAAACCGAACGTCTGTGCTTGGAAGGAACGGCGCGATGATGATTCGGCCCATGGGAAACGTGCGTACAGGCTTGCCATTGAGCATGTAAATGTACTCAGTCTCCTCGGTGATGTCCACCTCGTACACGTCGCTCATGCGTTGCATCATTGAGCGCATTCCTGAGTAGTTTTCCTGCCACTTGTTGTCGGTGGTGAGGCGAGCTTTCGCTGTCAAGAACTTGAGCGCGGAAAAGGTCGGGATGACGTTCGCGCCATCAATCGCACCGAAAGCTCTGGGAACACCATACATGTCCACACCTAATTCAACAGTTGGCCTGTTGATGACTAGGTGATCCTCCATCACTTTTGACATGAAATCGTCAAGACACGGCTCGATCTGCTGGAAAATGACACCTTCGTTCCAAAACACCGTCCAGGGTGACATGAGCATTTCTTCGGCTTCATGACAAATGTCGCTGTAGCCATCCGGCACCGTGAAGTTGTCGTCGCCGCTTCTTCGGTGCATGACACGGAAACCAACCTCACCGTGCTTCGTTTTCCGGGCGATCCGGGCGAACCGGGAAACCTGGAACTGGCGCTTGGACACGATTGAGGCCAGCAAAGAGGACCGCTCGGAGATCTGCCGGAGCAGGTTGAAGCTCAGCGTTCCTCTGGCGTTGTTGGTCCCTGAGTAGCCCTTTTGGTAGCCGCCATAGTAGCTGGCGGCACCGTAGGCTTGCTCTGGCAGGCGAGGGGCCGAGGGAGTCATGCCGAGGGCCATGTACTTCAGCACGTCACCGAACCCAAGCCGCCCCTGGCTTGACTCTCTCACGCGCTGATCAAGCTCGGCTGGAGTGGGAACCTTGTGATCACTACTTGGGTTTGATTTGGCCATAGCAGTCCCTTTCTGAATTGGTATGCTTGCTGTTTATGAGTTTACTTCGCCCTTGACTCGCTTGCCATCCCATCAAACATGGCCTTGTAGTGGGCGATGATGTTCTGAGGAGTTCCCGGTGGGAACATGGAATCCTCGGGCGCTTCGGCTTTTTCGTAGGCAGGCTTCCCAAGGTCGATCCCAGTGACTCTGAAATCCCCAGCCGACTTGTGAGCGCAGTAACAGTAAACCTCGGCGTGGAAATAGTGGTCGGGATCTCCGACCCAGGTGAATTGGTTTCGTTCTTCGTCAAAGATCCTGGTTGGCGTTTTGAGCAGGGCATAATAGTCACCTCCATCAAGCGATTGAGCGTTTGCTGGAAGTAAGAGTTGCTCCTGTTGGAACGCCTTGTTCACCCGATCCATCAACATCGTTCTGTCGGCTGAAACGACGCGCTTGTCGTTGTCCACCGCCAGCTCCACGAGGCCGTTGGTGTATCGCGCCATGTAGCCCTTGCCACGAAATCTCGAAACTAAATCCTTCGACTTCCTGGTTTCCGGCATACAGTCAACGACGAAACACCTGACTTGGTATCTCGTCATCAACTCATCGACATCCTCGAACTCGGCTAGGGTTCCTGCAAACACAAGCCTGAGCGTACCATCTGGCAAAGGTTCCCGCACGACAACATGGAGTCGCTTGCCAACGTCGATGCCCATGACGCAGGCCGAGCCCGTCACCGGCATGAGGTATTTCCTCTTGCAGCGATTGAGGAGGGCGTCCGTGAGCTTAGCGCCCTTCATTGCATAGGTTGTGCCGAGGATGGAGTTGAAAAACACCTGCATCGCAACGTCGTCTTCGAGTCCCTTGAGGAACTTGGACCACATTTCATGGACAAGGACGTATCCCGACATCATCTGGTGGATGTGGTAGCCGTGGTGGTCCTTGATTTCAGGATACTTTGGCACCCACACGGCCTTGGTTGTGAACCTGTCGAGTGGCTTGGAGCATTTGATGCAGAAAACGTATATGTCGCGATTCGATCCACGATCCCATTCGCGGTCGCGCAGGATGTATTTTTCATCGTCAGTCTGCATGACTACGTTGCGAAACCAGTCCATGATCTGCCACTGCTGGCAGTGAGGGCACTTCACGAAAAACTGGCGCTGGTCACTCTCAAGGTACGATCTGTTCACGCCGTAGTTATCCACGGAGGGGTTGGACGCTTCGTACTTGATTTTGTGAGGCGATGCCGTCATGCGGTCATCTGCCTTTTCGTAGTTGTGCAGGTCAAATCGATCGACTTCATCCGACACAATCGCATCAATGGGCTTTTCAATGAACGCTGTTGTTGAGCCCGAGTACACGAAGAAAATGGTGCCGCGTCCGTAGTGCTTGAGGCCGCGATTGGCCGACGTTCCTCCAGCTATCCGCATCTGCGAAGCATAATACGGCACCCGCTTGATCAGCGGATCGATTCGGTTGGCAACGAAGGTGTTTCGGATGTCCTCTTGAGGCAATACATACATCACCTGAAAGCCGCGTTCCGCATAGCTTAGGGCCGATATTATCAGGAACTCCGACTTTCCGGTCTGCACCGATGATTGCATTGTGATTCGCTTGGCGGTGTCCTTGTAAATCGAGATCAGGTACGGCTTGTCATGGAAAGTCATCGGCTCGCCACGGATATTCTGATGGTACATGAGCGCATATTTAAGGCGTGGCGTCCGATCTAAATCCTTGTCGAACTGGAGGAGTCGGGCAAGGTACTCCTGCTCGGAAACTGTTCTCTGGTCCACTTCATCCCCGCTTCCGTCGTTTCCCCGGAGGATAAATCCATTGGGAAGTTGGTATCTTCACCGACGATAGCATGTCAACCGTTTGAAAAACCTTCCCACAGGCAGGGCATTTTACCGTTTCCTTCTTGCCGATGTAAATCACATCGCACTGATGACAAATCCCCCGACGCTGCGGGACCACTATGTAAGTCTCCACTTCAGTGATTCCGAGTTGTCGGCTCAAGGGCTACCTCCAGTTTCCCTCGATGATGTGCCTACCGTCGATTGGTTCGTCTTCTACCAGTGGTTCACCTGTGGGCTGCGCGTTCGGGTCAAACTGGATTGGGTCACTCACTTCGAGGTATTCCTTTTCCTCAGTCGCCTTCTCCAGCTTTTTTTCATCATCAGCACGCTTTTTTTCCCACCGCGCCTTCGCCGCCACCCTTGCTCTCTGCTTGGTGTCCAGCTTTGGCTTTGGCGTTCCAATGGCTTTCGCCAATTGATTCGTCACGCACGTCATTGAGGCCCGTTGTTGTTCCTCTGTCATGTTCGCATGAACAGCAGGCGCGGCCAATGATGGGACGCTGACGCCGATGGAAGCCACTATCTCGGCAAAAAGTTTCACGTCCTTCGAGTCGTTCACCTCGAACTGGATAAAGGCGACTTTCATCACTTACCTCCGGTTGCCTTCTCAATTGATTCCACCAGCTTCGCCAGCGACTTGCCCTTGAATGTGTTCCGCTTCATGCACTCAAGGACGATGAAGTTGAAGATGGCTGGCATGGAATTGTCAGGAAGCTCCTCGATCATGCGCTTTACGGAGTCTGGTGTGGCGCGGGATGCTTCGCTCATGCCTGCACCCCGTACCATTCAGCCGCCGCTGTCGCGATGGCCTTGGCTGCCTTGATTGACCTCTCCCTGCAAAAGTCCAGGTCGCCATAGGCATCAACGAAGTAGGACTCGACCAGGACGCACGGCCCGGGACATCCCGAGTTCTCTGCGGCCCGAAGCACACCAAGGCTGTTGGGATAAACGCCGGGAAGCTGGCCGTCACCGAAGTTCAGCACCTTGAGCCCAATCGCTGCACTGACCCTCAATGCCACGCGAGAGGCGAACAGCCTGGACGCGGCCTTGGCAAGCTCGGCGTGAACCATGACGCAGGTGTAGTAGTCCTTGTGGCCCGTAGCGTTGTGGTGGAAGGAGATGAACATGTCATAGTCCTTGGCCCTGCCGCCGATCTCGGAAAGCACGTCGCTCAATGGGTCGTAGATGTCACAGACGAACCCTGCATCGCGGAGGATCGGCTGGACGATTGAAGCCTGGAGGCGGTTCAGGAACTCTTCGTGGACTGCATCCGTGGTTCCATCAGCTCCTGTGTGGAGGTCGCTGTGGCCTGGGTCGAGCAAAATCCTCTTGGCTCCTGGGTTGGGCTTGGGCTTGGGTTGAACAGGAGGGGGAAGGCTGCTGGGATGGTCCCAGGTTTTGACCAGTGTCCGGTATCCACCAAGATCCTCCACCGTCTTGAGTGCGGCCACCAGCTTGAAGTTCACGCCGTTGTCAGTGTCGGCGATGGCAAACACCTTGGCTCCTGGTTCTTGAATGATGCGAAGGCGCATGGTCACGGGATCAAGCTCACCTCGATAGGACTTTTTGACCGAAGGAGGCGGCTGGAGTTCTGACTGAGCTTTTATAACAGCAGCACGAGCTTCAGGCAGGCATTTGGTGATGATGTAGTCGGCATAGCTGGTGTCATGGGAGTTGGTGAAAAACGGGCAGTAAATTGGGCCGATGTACTCAAGAAAAGCCTTCATGCCAGCCATAACTTCAGGATCTTTTGCTCGGACCTTCGGGTAGGGAACCCAATCGCCGTCCTTCCTGAACCAGAACGCGCACCATGTTTCAATGGCGGTTTCATAGTCAGGGAACTCGAAAAACCAGTCCCATCTCTTCGCTCCTGGAGTGCCTGCTGCAACCTCATTTCCAGCCTCGTCACGGAACGGCTCACTGTCCGTGAAATACTGGAACTTCTTGCCACCGAATGAAGCAACCGTGCTGCGAAACTTCATGCCGTTGAAGTTGCAGTGCCCGGAGGACAAGGGCGTCACTCCTCGTCCACTCTCGATGATGGACTGCGCGACAATCAGGTTCCTCATCCACTCATATTCAAAAGGGTAAAACGCCGCAGTCTCAATAAACTTGTTCCATGAAAACGTCATATCGATCTCCTTTGCTCAATCGAGTTCATCCAGTTGCTTTCTTGCCTCGTCACGCGCCGTCATACAGTCCGTCGCCGCTTGCCTCACCGCGAACTTGATCACATCCGCCAGCGTCAGCTCCTTGCCCTTGAATATCTTCAGGATCATGTGCTCCGGCCTCAACTTCAGGTCGAACTCCTCCATCACCCTTGTCATCAAGTCTCTCTTCATTGCGTTTCACCTCACCAATCGGGCAAAAGCCATTCATGAATGACTCCGTTGGCCTTGCCCATTTCTGCCCTGGGGTTGCCTTGCCTTCCGGTGCGATGTCCAGCTCCTGATACATGACGGCGGACTTCTCACTTCCAAACATGAGTAGGTCAGCCATGAGCAGCACGACGAATTTCCCGTCACTTTTCCGTTTCCACACCTGCATCGGCTTCAGCTCGATCTCCATCATCATTCTCCTGTTCATTCGCCTTGATTGACCTCGGAGCAACCTTCACTCCGCGCCTGAAAAGTGAGTCCCAAATCATCCATGCACACGTCACCGAGTCGGTTGCGCCATTCTGCTTGAAGCTCCAACGGGGTAGCACAAGCACGGTGTCGGGAGGATTCGCTACGAGCCAGTCGCTTCTCAGCATCGTTGGTTCAAGCCAGCTTATCCTAAGTAGCATCGCCATGCCAAACCGAGCATAGCGCCTAGCATGAGTTATGATCTTGAAGCAGTCCTCGCTGGTCGAGTAAGGCGGGTTGGAGATAACGTAGTCGAGCTGGAAGCGGGGCTCGGGGAACAGCTCCTTCCACATCTCCTCCTTCGATGCGTCCTTTGCCGAGTAGATCCCGGGCATGGCTGGATTGATGTCGTTGCGCTGCACCAACCAAAACCCAAACTCCTCAAGCACGGTGGCGATGCTGCCAGTCCCGGCGCAAGGCTCGAAGACGGTGTACAGCCTACCTTCCTTGTTTTCCTTGGCGAGGTTTCGCCCCCACTTTGCGAGGAGCCACTCCTTTAGAAGGTAGTCGGTCATCCACTTTGGCGTTTCGTACAGGTCGAGCGGGTTTCGTTCGTTCATACTCTGCGTCCTTCATTTTGCGGAGTTCGTTGCATTTCCAGATCCCTCGGCATCCATCGCACAGCTTTTGCATCCCTGCCCATGTCGGAGGGCTCAAAAACTCACAGGTGAGAAGTCGTTTCATTCGTCCACCTCCATCGCCTTTCGGCATCGTTTGAGCCATTTTTTTCGCTGCATTTTCTTGAACCATCCCTTCCTTCGCGGTCGCTTGAACTGCCCATCCCCGCAGGAGTCCATCCACTCGTGTTTGTGCCTCCTTGGGACGTGCGAGAACCTCATGCTCCGTAGATCCGGATGAAGGTGCCCGAGGGCAGGGTGATGTCGGCCTCGACTCTGGCATCCACAGGAGTTTGGGTTTGAGGGCGATCCCCTCGGCGGTACACTCGAATTTCCGGCTGTGGTGTCACCAAACTCTGGTGCTCCCGTGGTGGGGGCATCGACTCCTCGGCTGGAGCTTCCTCAACCTGAGTCACCGCGGACTCCTTCTGCTCAACCCTATCGGGTTCATCCTTGACCACTCCACCACCCAATTCCGTGCGCCAGCGATACAACTGCGGTTTGTTGATCTTCATCTCGGCGGAAATGATGTGCGACCCGTGCTCCTCCATGGCCTTGATGAGTCGCCTCTTGAGGTCGTCACTGAACCGGGTGCGCTGCGGGCAGGTGGACTCGGCCCTTGCCCTTTTCACTTCCTTCTTCAACTCTTCGAGCATGTCAGGCTCCTTATCGGACTCGACCTCCATGAAGTCGGCCACTGTGATTTGTTGCATCTTGCGTTCGATGATCCGGCTGACGATGCCAAACGCGGTGCCGTTCGTCGCCGCGGCTCCCCTCTCCATTGTTTTCATGACCAGCACAAGGGTGATCTCCTCGGGCCTCATGAAAAGTGTGTAGCCACCGTTGCGTCCTCGATGGCTGGCGAGGATGCCGCCCTTGGCAAGGTTGATGACGATCTCGTGGAACTCAGAAGCCTTGATGTATGGCTTGAGGTCCGGGCCTTGCTGCATGACGCACTTCCCGGCCTTCTCGTCGGTGACAGCCATGTAAACCAGCGCGTTCCAAGCGTCCTCAGTTCGCTGCGTCAGGCGAAACACTCACACCTCAATGGTCTGCGAAACGAAGTCGGCGAGCTTCGCGTGTTTGAGCTGACGGGCGAGGAACATGTTGAGCAGGCCGGCTGGTGTTTCGTCCTTCTCCAAGGCTCCTTCCACGGCCACCATCACGTCGTACAGGGTGATCTCCTCGGGCTCACGGCCCAGGAACACTCCACCCCCTCTGCCACGCACCGAAAACAGCAAGCCATGACTTTGAAGCTCGTTGATGAGCGAATAGTTGGAGTATCGGGTGCCGATGCCTGATCTCTTCTCATAGGCTTCGCACAGGAGTTCGAGGGCGCGAATCACACGCTTTGAAAATGGTGATTTCATTCTCCACACTCCTCAACGCTGACAGCGTGGAACTTCGATTGGAGCTGATTGGCGATCTCGTTTTCCAGGGCCATGATGAGCACGTTATGTCCCATCCTCTTCTCTGCGGCAAACTTCATCATGAAGCCCAGGATCAGCTCATGCGGATCTTTCCCGGCCCTACCCCAAAAGGCCTTTTCTCCGAGCTGATGAAGCTCCTGGTGTGCCGAGTGACACAGTGGCACGCACCTGAAATCGCTTGGCTTGATGCCGGTGCCCGCACTCGCGCCCAACCTGACATGATGAGCGCAAACTTCTCCTTCAACTCGATGTCCAGTGACGCAACATTCCTGCTTCCTGATGAAATTCAAATAGGTTTCACATCGTCGTATCGTTTTCAAGGCGTTCTCCTGTTCGTTGTTCAGCTTTTTGCCAAGTAAATAGCGATCAATGTCCCGAAAAATGCAAACGTGAAAAAGATCATGACCGCGAATGCGAGGTTCCGAAAGTAACGGTAAACATCATTCTCATAGTCATCCTGCAACATATTCCCTCCCTATCCATAGGATTCGACGAAGCAGTTTTCGATGATTGATCGCATCGGCTTCTGCTTGTATTTGTTCATGAGCGCAAACATTATATTAGCACACTGCACCGCCGCTTCCGCTGCAACGGATGTGTACTTTGGTCGTGCATCTTCCTCGCTGACCAGCCTTTTCATCGCGGCCTTGAGGGTTGGGTTTTCATCACCTTCCAAAACCGAGTAGTAGTTCTTGAGGTTTAAGTGAACACACCCCATTGGGTTGGTGGGGAGGTGTCGTGGATGGAACCACTCCAGTATCTCGCGGTCGATTGAGCCCCATGAGGCCCATGGAACCGACCGGCTGGAGTGGAAGCCCATCATGAAATCAACAAAGCTCTGAAAGTCATCCCCTCGCTTGAACACCACGCCGTATGGGTACACGTTGTCCGACGCAACAGCGAGCCCGATCTCATCGATCTGGTTCATCTGCGTGACGGTGATGTCCACGCAAAGGATAGTTTTCATCCCTGGCCTCTCGTGTGATCCACTGGCGTGTTTGGCTCCAACGCGATGGCTGAATTGGCCCACATCCGCGCTGCACGGACGTATTGGAGCGCCTTCGTTCTGTCGGCACAGTCAGGGGCAGCGTCCAGTATTCCTTGCATCAGTTGCTCGCAGTTTGCCGCGAGGTTTTCCATGCGCTGAATCTGGTTAGGACTCGGGCGGTGCCAGTAGATCACCTCCTTCAAGTTTTCTGCTGTGATCCTGTTTGATGGGTGCGAGTTTACGAACATGAGCTATATCCTTTCAAATTCTTCAGCGAATGCGTTGTACTTGTTGCGAAATACCTTGCGAACTTCCTGAATCATACTCGTGACCAGCGCAGGACTTCGAGATCCATTTATCTCAATCGTGTTGGACGAGTTGCCATTGTCACGAATAACGATGTCGATGTTTCGCATGTCGCGGCCCAAAAGCACCGAAACCCTCTCAAGCTCGGTTTCAGCCTTTTTCATTTCGCTGAACGTGTTGCTGGCCATTACGAAGTCGTCGATTTTCATGCGTACCCCGTATCTGCCACGTTGATCTTCCATGTTGTTCCGCAGGTCAAGTGAAGTAATTCTTCTCGCTTGATCGTGCATGAAAGGGACTTGTGATGCACGGTGATTGTGTACAGGATTGATGTGTTTGCGTGTTCACCGAATGCGAGCTTGATGATCTGCTCGTAAGTCAGGGTTTTTTCAAACAGGCGCAGTTCTCGTCCGTTTAGGTTGATGTCATAGTAGTCCAGTCCCATGCCTCACCTCAGTGTGCCGAATAAATGAACGCGACAGCCACGCCAATCGCAACAACCGCCAACATAATCAAGATGGCCTCAATAGGGCCGCATTTGAAGCTCACTTCCTTTTTCCTTTCTTCTTGGCAGCTTTTTGTGCTGCACGGTTTCGTTCCTGGTTGCGCTTTTTCGTTTCCACCTTCGCCTTGCTCCGGCCTCCACCGAATCCGAGCCCAAAGCCTGTTCCAGGCATTCCGCCACCTGCCATTGCGAGAGCAGCCATCATTCCGAGCATCAAGGGCATATGACGCTTGAGTCGGCTAGGTGGCGGCTTCACTTCCTCTTCGTCGTCAATGTGCTCAGTCATTGGGCCTCCTTGCTACCTATCCATGAGCCTTTTGAAAATAGTCTCAACAACGCTGTTCACCTTTTCCTCAGTGACCAGCTTGTGTACCTGTTCCTTGATCGCGTCTGAGTGTTGGGTTGCGACCAAATCCCTGATGATGTCGTTGATGACACTTTGAATGACGCCAACATACGGGTTCGAGTAGCTGTTGTTGATTCTCAAAAGCTCGCCCTCGATGGCTGACTTGATCTTGTTGCCAATCGCGCTTTTGAGGATCGCTTCCGACACCATCTTGTTGACAGCTTCGGGATCTATGCTGACTTGAATTGCCGATGACTCTCCTTCGCTCATTTCGCCTTTTTCCCCTTCGTCGCAGGCTTGCCCTTGTTCGGCTTAGCGGCCTTCTCCGTTGTGAACACCTTGGGCCTCGGCTGAAGGTCAGCGGGCAGGTCAGGAGTGTCACCCTTGTCGGCCACGTCTGGCGCGTCGTCCTTTGGCGGGGCCTCGAACAATGTCCCTGCATAGGAGTCAAACGTGAGCACTCCGGTTTCAGCCCACTCCAAGATCTTCTTGAGCCACGGGACCAGCTCCTTCCGGTAGTCGGTGATCTTTTGGTTGGCCTCATTGATCTCGTCTTCGACCACAAACCCGCGCTTGATGGCCTTCATCAGCTCCTCGACTTGGTAGGCGAGGTTTTTGTCGATGCCGGTGAGGGGCCGCTTCACTTCGGAGAGGAACATGCGAACACTTCGCTGGAATGATTGAAGCTGCCACAGGTTCTGAGCGATGTCGGACAGGTATTCCTTGTCCACAATCGGGATGGATTCAGTTTTGAATATGTTACTCATCTTCTTCCTCGTCATCATAGTCATCAATGGATGGGCAGGTGCATTCGGTTCCGCCACTCAAAAGGGCACACTCGCTGCTATGGACGGTTGGAAGCCTGCCGGTGACTTCAACATTGAACTCAGAGTCCAGCACTTCGGCTGGTATTTGGTCAAACTGGTTTTCGGTCAGGATCTCGTGAGGCTCGAACATTTCGAGGTGCATACTGTCGTCGCTGATGTTCTTGTACACGACTTCAACGCTGATTTTGGTCCTGTGGAGCGGGACAATGAACAGGGTGCCGTCGAAGTTGTATAGCCACCATCTCCCATCACAGTCCCTGTCGTGAATACGATCCATCGGCGT